TCTGTCCTATTCTTTCTTTCTCCATAATAACTAAGACATTTTTTCTTCCAGTATTTTTCCCAAATGCTGCAACTCTTTGCCATTTACAAGGTTTTAGAGCATAGTAATCATTTACAAAATGATAAGCTACTATTTCTCCAATATCATTTATCTCTACACCATTCATTATCTTATTGTTTATATTACCTGAAATTGGAGTACAACATCTTTCACTTTCTACTAGTTGAACTTTTAATTCAAATAATTCTCCAGCTCTTTTACGATATGGTAGCAATACAAAACATTCTCCATCTATTAGTGAGGTTATAAATGCTAATGATTGAAGTTGATAGAAATTACTAAATCTAGCAGTATCACATTCTGTACTTTCAGCCCATAATCTCCATATTTTTTCAATTCTATTTTCTAATTTTTCTTTCTCTTCTGCTGAAATTCCTAAAACCTCTTCATCAACTATAGATTTTAATTTTAGTCCTGGTCCTATTACATTAGTTCTAATTTTTCTAATTGCTCCAAGTCCTAAAGAGTTTCCTTTATACATCTCTCTAGCTCTAGCCATTAAAATATTTTTAGCTAAACCTATATCATAATCAGCAGGTTGAAGTATATCTGACATATCTTTAAATACAGATTTTCTTTGACTTGCTCCATGTTTTAAATAGTTTTGAACTTGTAAATTATTCTTTCCAGAGATATTTTTAGGTATATCTTTTTTCTTTTTTCCCATTACTTACCTCCTACAAATCTCTTGGAATTACTCTAAAGACTTTTGCTCCTCGTCTTTTACCATTTAAACTATCATATTTTTTTCTCCAATATTCTATTCCAGCTCTAATTTCACTTAAAGATGCCCTTTCTAGCTCTCTATCCTGTATTTTGTATCTTTGGCCTTGAAGTACTTTTGTTTCAGCATCTAAGTATGAACTAAGCTTTTGAGCTGCTATTTCTTTAGTTATCACACTCACATCTTCACTCCTTTACTCAATATTCTCTTACTTTTCTTAACTTTAGTTATCTTATGTGGCTCTGATAACTTAGCTAATTTTTCTCTATTCATTTCTTTTAATTTTTCAAAGTTAGGGTTCATGTAAATCATTGCTGCTGTAGCATAATTTCTTATATCAAAAGCCTCATTAGCTCTTAATTTAACCCATTCAATAGTAGTTACACCTCTTAAAACTTTTGTTTGTTTCTTTTCTCCAGTTACTGATTGAAAGTATTTTTCTCCATATCCTCTTGAAATATCATCGGGATAAAAACAACATCCATTCTCTTGGTGTTCTCTTCTTAAAGATGAACAGGTTATGTCCTTTAAAGCATTTACTCCTAAAGAGATTAAAACAATATCTTTTCCATTATCTCTCCTAGTTTTTTTAGCAGTATTAATTACTGTTTTACCTGAACCTCCTATTCCTTTTATTCCATGAATATTTCTCCATTCACGACTATAAATGAAATCATAAGCTTCTTCAGTATGATGTCCTCCTGTATCTATAAAGGTACAAGCTATTCCTAGTTCCTCTTTACTCAAATATTTAAATTTTTTTTGTAAAAATGTATCTAACTGTTCCCATACTGGTTGTGCTCCAGGGTCTCCATGTAAAACCTTATACACTATTCCATACCTTTGTCTTTTTTCATTAAATCCAACTACTTCAAGTTCTAATCTGTCATCCTGAACGTCTACTCCACAAGTTAAAAATAATACATCATCTGGCAATTCAGCCTCATAATGTGTAACTCTATTTTTATATAAGTATTCCCAATCTATTTCCTCATCTATCTCATCATTGAATGGAAGTCCCAAATAAGTGTTATACCAAACCATTAATTCATAATTATCATCTTTTGAATTTTGGTATTTATCCACAATTTCTCTCCATTTTACCCATGGAGAAGCCATCGCATTTAGATGAAAACCTCTGTGAAATTTATCAGCATTAGGATTTTCACTTACAAAACATCCATTTGCTTGAGCTTTTTTCCATTCAAGTTCACTACTTAAACAACCACAATGCATACACTGCATTTCAAATGTTTCTTGGTCTAATCTATCAAAATCTAATGGTTGTAATTCTCCACACTGTGGACATGGAACATTCCATACTTCTTGAGTTGAATTAAGATATAATTTATTAATTTTAGAAGTTGATTCTAATCCTGGAGTTGATACTCTAACTTTTTTTCTATTATAGAAGTTAGCTGTTCTCTTCTCAGCTAAGGCCACGGGGTCTCCTTCTGTTCCAGCTGTTGCTGGGTATCTATCAACCTCATCAAGTAATATCACTCTAATAGGTTTAGAAGCTAAATCATTTGGAGAATTAGCTCCAACTATAGTTAAAAATCCTCCTGCAAAACCTTTTTCTGATAAACTATCATCAAATCCTAATAACTTCTCTTTTAAGATGCTACAATCTCTTAGCATTGGAGTAATTCTTCTTTTTGAAAAATGCTCAGCTGTTTTTATGGTAGGTTGTACCATCAATATTGGGCCAGGGTCATTTGTTATCATATATCCTATGATATTTAATAATATTTCACTTTTAGCAGTCTGAGCAGCTGCCATTATAGTTATCTCTTCAGTTTCAGTATCTGTAAATACATCCATTATTTGCTTTTGATAAGGTGCTCTATCATTTGACCATCTACCAGGTTCTGGAGAACTTTCACTTGATAAAACTCTATATTCCTCTGCCCATTCTGATACAGTCATAATCTTTGGAGGCAAGATATTTATAGAAACTAGTCTTTGAATTAATTCATAAGTTCTTTTATCACTGATTAGTTCCATCATCTTCTATCCTCCATTCTGATAATTCTCTTAATAGTTCATAAACTCCATCTTTTAATATCTGTTCTACTACTTTGATATCATTTTCTATAGTTACTCTTCCAGCTAACTTGCTTGGTAAAGTCAGAGCTTTAGTTTTAAAAACAGTTATCATATTAGTTATAGCTTTTGCTACTGTTTCTGTTCTATGTAACTCTTTTGCTTGTTCCTGGAGCTTAAGTTCTTTTAGTTGTCTATCAGCAGTTTTTCTTTTTAATTCCTCTTCTCTAGCTAATGAGTTCTTATCCATCTTTTCTGTAAGGTATTCTATATAATTTTTTATACACTCATCTTTTAAGTAACTTCCATTTTCTGACTTTTTTAAAATATCCTTTTGAGCTAACTCTCTTATGGTTCTATCAGATACACCAAATAAATTTCCTAAAGTTATTGCATCTACTTCTTCAAGGCCATAACTAGATACAGTTCCTTTACAACTCAAATAATTTTTTACTGTCAATATTAAGTCATATCTATCTTCAACTTTAATGGCAACTCCATCCTTGACTAAATTACTAAGTTGTCTTTCTCCTATACTTAGTATTGATACTATGATTCTTTTTGATACTAAAATTCTTTGTGCCATAATTTACTCCTATATATAAATTTTTTTATTGAAGAAATGTGGCGGAAATACCCTAATTTTATCTTTACGGATTCCAAAGCTCGGGCCTCTTCGGACTCCCAAATCTCACTTTTTCTCTAGGAGGACCCATAGATTTAATCAATGATGACATCTCCATCTTCATTAGGTTCTATATTAGTTACACTATTGATTATTCTTTCTTTTAATTCTAAATATTTAATAGCTTTTGTCTTAAGTGTTACCTCTTCATCAGTAGTTAAAATATTATGTAACTCTTTATCTATTGAATAAATCTCTTTAATTGCACTTGCTCTTATCTTTAATGCTGTAGCTTTACTTTCAGCAAAACTCTTACTTGTATCTTCATCAATAATATATTCTCTATCTTCTAATCCTTCTAAAGTTTTTAAATCATTTAAAAGTGCTTGAGTAATGGCTTTATATTCTTGCTTTTTGCTTTCTCTTTTTTTTGCTAATTTATCTGATAACTTCTCTAACTCCTTCAACCAAGCTAAATCTGCAACTCTATTTTTTTGCCATTCATTCTTACTAGCTATGTGTCTCAAAGTTCCATAATTAACTTTATATTTTATAGCTAATTCAATTAAATCTATTCCAAGCTCATACTCTTGTTGAATTTTACTTTTTATCTCTTTTGGAATTCTCTTAGCCATGTGAATATATTGTGATATTATATCTAAATTTTTTACCCATACTTTAATTAAGGAAAATATGTCCTTTTATTTTTATAAAAAAAGTCTTTTAAATATAGAAAAATATTAATCTTGGATTACTTCTTTCTTTCCTCAATAAATGAAATTAGTGAGGAAAAATAATTTCTAAGATAAAATTTAACTTTTGTAAATTATTATGCTTAGAATACTTTTCTCTTATTCTTTTTACTTCTCTTCCTTTATTCTTTGAATTATATCTTTCTACTAACTCAATTAAAAAAGTATAGTCAAAAATCCAATACTGTTCTAAGTATCTATAAACATCACGAGCCTCCTTCCTTCCAGTTTGCCTTGCTAAAGTATTATTTTGTTTAAATATTTTGTACTTACTCTCAAGTATAGGTTTGACTTCTTTTTCCAGATAATCAAACATCTTAAAAATAAAGTCTTTTTTCAATCTTTCTTTAAATAGAGTTTCTATAAAATCTTTACTAGATAATAAATAATTTAAAGAGTTATCAACTCCATACTTTTCACATTGATATTTATAAGAACTTGTTTCCAAGCAATACTCCAATCTTGTGAGATGATATG